GCGGCGCCAGCAGGCACAGGCAGTTTAGGTAATAAGAATCCTTCAACCTCTAGAGAGGTGAAGTTAAAAGACTTGGACATGAAAAACCCAGAACACAGAAAACTTTATAAAGAAAAGTTTATGCAAGTGGGTATGAGGTCCTTGACATAATAAAGGAAAAATAAAATGGCTTTAACATTAGCAGACGCAAATGGTCACTTGTTTGAAAATATCACTCAAGCGGCTCAATTTACATTTAATGAAAACGCTTTAATGAGAAACCTTGTAACGCAATACAACATGGTGGGAACACCAGGTATGACTGCGTCAGTTCCGGTTTATCCTAAAGCAACAGCAGTAGGTGCTATCACTGGTGATTTATCAGACGATTCAGCACTAAACAGTATGTCGTCAGTAGACGTAGCGGCACAAGAATTTGGAAACATGACAACAGTATTAGACATCAATGCTGAGTCATCACCTCTATCAGTAGCACAAGACGTAGGTCGTGTGTTAGGTGAAGGTGTAGCTCAATCAATGGATGAAGTTATTGTTGACTTATTCAATTCAGGTGCTATCACAGAAGTTGGACCAGGTGCAGGTGGTGAGTTAACAATTGAACACTTACTAAAAGCAGGTGCAACTTTAAGAAATGCTTCAGTTCCAATGAACGGACTTGTAGCAGTTCTACACCCATTAGCGGCTTTCAACCTTAAGAAAGCACTATTAAGTTCAGGTGGAACAATCAGACAAGATTCCGATGATTCTTCAGCGGCAACTATATTTGGTGGTTCTCCAGAGCTTCAAAATCAAGCTGGTAGAGATTACTTCTTAGGAACAGTAGCAGGTATTAAAATATTTGAATCAGCATCAATCGATGTAGATGGTTCAGGTGATGCAGTATCAGCAGTATTCCATCCGTCAGCTATCGGTCTTGTTATGAAACGTGACTTAAGAATTGCTACACAAAGGGACGAAAGTGCTAGAGCCACTGAGGTAATTTGCACCGCAGCCTTTGGGGCGGCAAGACTTTCAAACGCGAAGATTTGTAAGATCACATCTGACGCAACACTATAATAATTAGGAGGTATAGGATATGGCATACGCAACAAACACGCAACTACAGGCAGTCCAGCCTAGTATCGTTAATCACGGTATCACGGACTTTACGGCCCAACTAACAGAAGCAGAAGCTGATGTAAAACGTTACATCGAAGTTAATTGGTTTAACAAAACATACAGCCAAGGTTTTAATGGTATAGGTCGTAAGATAGGTGCAACATTTGACGCAAGTAAACTAGTAGATGCTCAGTGGCAACGTGCTACTATCTACAGGGCACTTTATGCTCATATCCTTCCTCTGTTAAGTCCTTTCGCAGTCGGCGGAGATACTTTTAGAGAAATGATAGAACATTACAGAAATCGTTTTGTTGAAGAGATGGACATGGAAATGGCCCAAGGAGTTCAATACGATGGTGACAGTGATGGTAATATCACAGAATCTGAAACATTCAAACAAAGACAAGAGAGGATATACAGATAGTGGCCAGTATCAGAGAAAGCATAGCAAGTCATATAGTTACACAGATTGACGCTATTTCAGAAGTAAAGACTGTAACAAGAGAGCCTACAGATATTGCACAACTTGCAGTAACTAGTTTTCCACACGTATTAGTGGAAAGTGCAAACGAAACCAGAGAGAATTCCAGTATTGGATCTTCACCGAGGCAAGAAAGCACAATAGACTTTTTAATTAATGTTATAGTTCATAGTAATAACAGAGACTCGGATAGAAACTCTTTAATAGAGAAGATAGAAGAGAAACTAGCACTTGATGCTACACTAGGTGGCAACGCCTCGGATAGTTTCACAAGTGAAGTTCTTATTAGAGAAATAGCACAAACTAAACCATATGGACAAGCGGCATTAGTATATACGGCAAAATATTACCACAGTCGTGGTAATGTTTAAGACAGTTTGATAGTAGTCAGACTTAATAATTTATTTAAGAAGGATGAATTAACATGAGTGAAACAAAAGGTGTATCGGGGATTGTAAAAATCGGACCGAACGGTGGAACTAAAACAGCAATGCTACACGTAACTGCATTCTCATTAGACGAAACGTCAGAAACAATTGACACTACGGCTATGGGAGACACAAGCAGATCTGTAATATCATCATTTAGAGGCTTTACTGGAACAGTAGATGGCTATTGGGATCAAAATGACACAAACATTGGTCACGATAGTGATGCGACTGGTGCAGGTGGTGACTCTGGAACAGACGTAGTTGGAACAAGTCCAGCAGTTAAAGCTGGTGACAGAATTGACTTCGAATTGTATCCAGCAGGAACAGGCGCTAATAGTGCATATTACGCAGGTGACGCGATCGTTACAAGTATAGCTAGATCAGCAAGTTTTGATGGTGCGGTAGAATATTCTATCTCATTTGATGGAACAGGTGATCTATCATACTCAGCGGCATAATAGAGTTGAGGTTTAACGGTGCGTTCAAGTAATAATGTAGTTATTTTTAATCACATTAAAAAGAAACTTGAACGTGCTGTTGACCAATTTTTTAATCAACTAAATACAGATGCACGGAACATAACCCCAATACGAACTGGGCGTGCAAGAGACGGTTACAGAAAACTGGGCTCATATAGAATAGGAGATAGTAAGATAATGATAGAAAACAAAGTCCCCTACATTGGTATTCTTGACAGAGGTCGTGGTAGTTTTGGTGGTAAAGTCACTGGATCAGATCAGGCACCTAAAGGCATTATAATTCCTGTTCTAGACAAACTAACTAAACAAAGGCGAACAATACGATGACAAATAAATTAAGATTAATTGATAAAGCAGAATCACACTTTAAAGAAGTATTAGCAGGTGGACTTATGGGTCCTATCAAAGTTGAAGAGTGGGATGCTGAGATTTGGTATAAACCAAGCACAACGCTTCAAGAAGAAGCTAAAGTAATTGAACTAACACAACAAGGTAAGGCTACTGAAGCACTAGTAGTAACATTGATCAATAGAGCACGTGATAAAGACGGTAATCTATTGTTTGATATGGGCGACCAGTTGAAGCTTATGCGTAACGTTGATCCTAAAGTTGTATTAAGTGTGGTAACACAATTTAATTCAGCAAAAGAATCAATTGACGACGTAGTGGGAAACTAAAAGCTCACCCTAATATCTTGTTTCTGTATCGACTAGCTACAGAATTAGGGATGAGCGTCGAACAAGTGATGCAATTGAGTGTTGCAGAAGTAAACGGTTGGGTTAGTTATTTTGATTTTCTTGCCAAAGAACAAAAGAAGGCAATGAAAGCACCAAGGAGACGATAGATGGCTACATCTACATATGAACTTATAGTTAAAGCAGTCGACCAGACAGGTGGCTCTTTAAATAGAGTTAATAAAAACTTACAAAAGACTAACAAAAGTGCGGGTCAACTCAAAATGGGTATTGCCGCAATCGGTGCCGCATTGGCATCACTTGGAGCAGGAAGAGCAATAAGTTCTATAGTAGGAATATCAGCAGAATTTCAAGATTTAAAAACAACATTAGGTTCAGTATTAGGTGATGTAAACAAAGGAACACAAGCATTTGCCGCAATAGCTAAAATGTCTACAAAGACACAGTTTGGCGTTGAAGACTTATCAAATACATATATTAGATTAGCGGCATCAGGTATACAACCTACAAATAAACTATTCAAAACATTTACAGATGCCGCGGCTGTTACAACAGACCAAGTTGGTGTGTTAAATGCTATGACAGAAGTGTTTACAAGAACAACACAATCTGGTGTAGTTGAATTGATGGAATTTGATAAACTTGCAGATAGAGGTTTACCGGTATACGATATCCTAAAACAAAAACTTGGTGTTACAAGACAAGAGCTAAACAAATTTTCACAAGAAGCAGGTAATAGTGCATTAGTATTAAAAGCACTTGAAGAAGGCATTGAAGAAAGATTTGGTGATGCTACAGTTAACAGATTAAAGAACTTATCAACAGCACAAAGTAACTTTAGTATTGCAGTTCGTTTAGCCGCAAATGAAATAGGATCACAGTTCACACCAGCATTAACAGAAGCAATAAACAAAGTAACAGACTTTATAACAGCACAAAAACCATTGCTACAAGCAATAGGTAGTGGTTTAAGTGTAGCTATTGAAAAAACAAGTATAGCAATGAGCTTTTTAGCAAAGAACTTGGATGTAGTTAGAAACGTATTACTTGTAGCATTTTCAGGTCCAGCATTAAAAGCTGTTATGGCAGTAGGTAGAGCTTTCCTCGCAATAGCGGCACCTGTAAGGCTTATTAAACTAGCCGTATTAGGGGCTGTAGCCGCACTAACATTCATGCAAGATACAACAGTTAACTTGGGTGACACTACAGCAACATATGGTGAAGTATTCAAAGCAGTATTTGGTGTTATTAAAGATAACATAATGAGATTTGCAAACTTTATGGGTGAAACATTTACTAACATAAAGAACTTCGTTATGGAAAAAGTTGAAAAGTTTCAAGAACCGTTTGCAACTGCATTCGCAAGTATTACTTCTATTGTAAAAAAAGCAATTAACTTTTTAATGAACTTAACAGTAGCATACTATACAACAATATTCGAAACAGTAAGACAGATTCCAAGATTATTCATGGATGCGTTTAATGCAACCATAGAAGTAGGTAAAGCATTTGGTAATAAAATTGTTGAACAATTTAGCAACATAGGTGAAGCTATGGGCAGAGCATTAAGATTAGATTTCGATGGTGCTATGGAAGCTTTAGGTAGAGATAGTGCTGTTAGTATAAGTGCCGCATTTAAAGACAATTTTGGTAAGATAGAAGGCTTAGGTATAGATTATGAAAAAATATTTGCAACAGATAGATTACAACAAACTATAGATTTTGTTACAGAAAAATATACTGAATTAGAAACATTTATAGGTAAAAAATTATCACCAGTATATGATGATTTAAAAGATCAAATAATTAAAAAGATTGAAGCAAACAGAGCAGAATTAAAAACAATTGAAGATACTAACAAAGCTAATTTAGAAACTGTTGGAACTATGGACGACATCAAAATACAAGCAAGTGAAACAACTGATGCTGTCATAGAACAAACAGAAAAAGTAAAAACACTAGCAGAACAAATTAACGAAAGTATAACTGAAAATGGAAAAAGTTTTAGTCAAAGTCTTGCACGTAACCTAGCACAAGGTAAAGCAAGTTTAAGTGACTTCTCATCCTTCTTAAATAAAGTTCTTGAAGACATCGCCGCAATGATTATTCAAAAACGTATAACTGATCCATTAATAGAAGGTATACTTGGTGGCATAGGTGGAACCAAAGGCGGAGGCGGAATAGGTGGACTAATCGGCGGCCTAATAGGTGGTAGCGGAACAGGCACACCAGCTGGAGGTGGATTTAGTTTTGGTAATATGTTTAGCAGTATTGGCAGTTTCTTTGGATTAGCAAATGGTGGTATTGCACAAGGTGGTAAGCCTTACATGGTAGGAGAACGTGGAGTTGAGATGTTTGTGCCCAACACTACAGGAAAAATAATAAGCAATGAAGAATTAGGTAGAGGTGGTGAAACAGTAGTCAACTTTAACATCAATGCAGTAGATACACAAACAGGTATGGAGTTCTTACTAAAGAATAAACCACAAATTATAGGAATGGTTAGCCAAGCACACAATCAAAGAGGACGTGCTGGTATAACTAGTTAAGGAGTCAAACAATGGCAGATTTAAA